CTTTCTTTCTTTTATCAGCGTCAGTTTCACCATAAGGCTGATAATATTCACCTCTTTCTAATGGGTACTTTTTACCATCAAGATAGACTTTAAAATGTGTACCTGACCAATGCGAAGCTGTTGCAAATTTAATTTTTGATTTCATTGTTTCACCTTTCTTTGTTAGTTATTGACAGATTATACTTATTAAATTTATTTGTCAATAGGTATTATAACCAATTGTGTTTAATTGCATAACCATCATCAAAAAGAACAGATGAAAGTGTATAAACAAGATGAAAGCCCATATCCATACCGCAACCGCCTACTTTTATTCCATTGTAACCGCCAAATCTATTTTTGGCTTCTTTCCAGTCTAAAGCTAATGAAACTAATCTTGTCCAGTCTAAAGCGTTACTGTCTTTTAATTGTCTGACTTTAATATGCCTAGTCATACCTGATTGAGATACATGCATTAGTTGAGTGTGAAGTGTATCACCTTTTTTAATTACTTCTTTCAATCTTGTTATTGCTTCTTTTTTATCCATTTTAAACCTTCCTTTTTAGTTGTTTTTTGTGTATAAATTAAACATAACAACTTAATATATTATTGTCAATAGTTTGTCAATACTTAAATATAAAATAATATGAACAAAATAAAATTCGATTCAGCTACTTTGGAAGATGTGTTTGAGCAACTGGCTTTAGGTAAATCTGTTAAATCTGTCCTAGATGATAAGAACCTATCTTATGAAGGCCTTAGAAAGTTAATGAGAAAAAAACCAAAGATTAGAAGATTATATGAAGAAGCAAAGGAAGACGGCATTGACTACCTTTTAAGCAATAATATCGACTTGCTTAACAAGACAGTTGATGAATTTAAAGAAAATGGTAAAGGCGATCTAGCTATTACTAATTTATTGAAAGAAATAACTAATTTAAATAGATGGAAAGCATCCAAATTATTACCCAAATATAATGATAATGCCCAAAAATTACAGCTTTCTAACGCTGATAATAAACCATTAATTGTCAAATGGGCTAAGGATTAAATTAAAATTATTCAATAAAATCAAAGTTAACACACTTGCAAAGCTTAAAGATTTTCTATGCTTTGTTTATAAAGTTGCGTCAATCTTATATAGAGCAACTTAAAGATGTATTTTTATTAAAACTTTAATTAATTTCTAACTATTGTTTGTTCTAATAATAGATGACTATCAGTACAAACTAAAAAGAGTTTTAAAAAGAGGGCGGTTTTGTTTGACCCCTTGCCTGATTATAAATTTAACGATTTATTTTTATAGTTAGGAGGTATATATATCTAAACAAAGAGTTCCTCTTATGCCAAAAAAGAAAATTAAAAAGAAAAACAAAATAAACGCATTAGTTGTAGTTTCAGAATCTACTGAATCTGTAATAATACACTTTGATGGCTTTGACGATCTTCACCATGCTAAACACTTTAGCGATTTCATGCTTGATGAGCTTGGAATTAATCAATTGAATTACCTTGAAAATACGACTATTCACTAACAGGGGGGTTTTGTTTAAAAAATGACTGAAATTGTAATTCCATATACACCTAGAAAACTGCAAAAATTTTTGCACAATGAAATGATAAAGCACCGATTCAATGTAATCGTTGCACATAGAAGGTCTGGCAAGACTGTAATGTGTATCAACCACATGATTAGAGATGCTTTGACAAACCCAAAGCCCAATCCAAGATATGCCTTTATTTCGCCAACATTCAAACAGGGTAAAGCAACTGCTTGGGATTATATAAAAACCTTTGGTAAGAATATTCCTTTTGTTAAATTTAATGAATCAGAACTTAGATGCGATTTTCCTAATGGTGCAAGGATAACTATTTTGGGAGCTGAGAACGATCAGGCACTCAGAGGAATTTTTTTAGATGGATGTGTGATGGATGAAACACAAAGTTTATCTCCAACCATATTTCCTGAAATTATCAGACCTGCTTTGGCAGACCGAAAAGGATGGTGTATATTTATTGGAACGCCAAAAGGCCAAAATTATTTTTACAAATTACACAAAGAAGCTAAAACACAAAAGGATTGGTGGACTTCAGTATTTAAAGCTAGTGATACAAACATATTAGATCAAGATGAATTAAACTCTGCTAAACAGATGATGTCAGAAGATTTATACGATCAAGAATTTGAGTGTTCGTTTCAAGCTGCAATTACTGGATCTTACTATGGTGCAATCATTGATGACTTACAAAAAAATAATAAGATTACAGATGTACCTTATGATGAAAGTTTAGATTGTGAAACATGGTGGGATTTGGGTCTTAAAGATTCAACTGCAATATGGTTTGTGCAAAGACATGGAGATGAAATTAGAGTTATTGATTATGAAGAATCATCTGGAGAAGGCTTGGATTTCTATGCTGACCTGCTAGACTCCAAACCTTATAAATATGATAGACATATAGCTCCACATGATATAAAAGTTAGAGAATTAGGAGCTTTCGGCAAATCAAGATTAGAATCAGCTCTTGAATTGGGTATATCTTTTGATATAGCTCCAAAACTTTCTATTGAAGATGGTATTGAAGCTGTTAGAAAGAATTTACCTAAATGTTATTTTGATAAAGAAAAAACACATCAAGGAGTTGAGGCATTGAAGGCTTATCAAAAAAAATGGGATGACAAAAACCAATGTTTTAAAAACAGACCCATTCATAATTTTGCAAGTCATCCAGCAGATTCTTTTAGATATGGGTGTACTTTTGTTGGTGGTAAAATGACTGACTGGAATGAAGAAGTATATGTTAACACAAATTATATAGTTTAATATGGCAGATAAAAAAATAGAATTTGATTTAAAATTAAAAAGTGTACTTGGCAATCATATAGAAAATGCTCTTGGATATTTAGGTGGTAATCTTTCTGAGTCTAGAAAAAAATCTCTTGAATATTATTTAGGTGATAAACTTGGAACAGAAATAGATGGTCGTTCACAAGTGGTATCAACTGATGTGTCTGACACAATTGAAAGTATCTTACCAAACTTATTAAGAATATTTACAGCATCAGACAAAGTGGTTAAATGCGAACCTGTAACTGCTGAAGATGTTCCTATGGCAGATCAAGCGACAACTTATTTAAATCATGTTTTTTACAAAGAAAATAATGGCTTTCAATTATTATATAATTTTTTTAAAGACGCATTAATTGAAAAGAATGGTTTTCTAAAAATTTACTGGGATGAATCTGAAAGTGTAGAATTTGAAACTTATCAAAATTTATCATTGGAAGACAAAGAAGCATTAGAAGATACTAGAGATGAAATAGAATTTATTGAAGAAGAAGAAGTAGAAGACGAATTTTCTAAAGGAGAATTTGAAAAAGCTATTGAGCAATATGAAGCTCAAGGTTTAGAAATTCCTGAAATGCAAACACCAGATTTTATTTTATATAATTGTAAAATTAAAAGAACAAAAAAAACTGGCCAGATAAAAGTTGAAAGTGTTCCACCAGAAGAATTTTTAATTGATCGTAATGCTAAAACAATTGAAGATGCAGATTTTGTTTCTCATAAAGTTTTAATATCAAGATCAGATTTAATTGCTATGGGTTATGATGAAGATGAAGTTAATAATCTTCCAGCATCAAGTGATGATATTTACAATACTGAGAACACAGTTAGACAAGGAAATATAGACGAATATTTAACTGATGATTATGCACAAGGACAAAATACAAAAGTTTCAATTTATGAATCTTATGTAAAATATGACTATGATGAAGATGGTATAGCAGAACTTAGAAAAATAGTTTCAGCAGGTGATGATGGTTCTATGGTGTTAGAAAATATGCCTTGTGATAATATTCCTTTTGTAACTGTTACACCTATCCCAATGCCACACAGATTTTATGGTAGATCAGTTTCAGAATTAGTTGAGGATATTCAATTAATGAAATCAACTGTAATGCGTCAGTTGTTAGACAATATGTATTTAACTAACAACAATAGAGTTGCAATTATGGATGGTATGGTGAACATGGATGACCTACTAACAACAAGACCAGGTGGAGTAGTTAGAACTAAACAACCACCGAATCAAGTAATGCAACCTTTGCAATCACAACCAATCTCACAACAAGCATTTCCAATGCTAAGTTATTTAGATACAGTTAGAGAAGCAAGAACTGGTATTACAAAATCAGCACAAGGATTAGATGCAGATACTTTAAATTCAAAAACTGCAACTGGTGTAAATACTTTAATGACACAAACGCAAATGCGTTCAGAATTAATTGCTAGAATATTTGCTGAAACAGGTGTTAAAGATTTGTTTAGAAAAATATTTGAACTAATGGTTAAATATCAAGACAAAGAAAAAGTTGTAATGTTAAACAATCAATACATTCCTGTTAAACCTACTGAATGGAAAGATAGATTTAATATTAGTATTGTAGTGGGTCTTGGAACTGGTTCTAAAGAACAACAAACAGTAATGCTGAACAGCATTTTGGAAAGACAAATACAAGCATTTCAATTACAGGGTGGAAAAGAGATGCCAATGGTTTCATTAAAAAATATTTATAATACTTTAAGTAAAGTAATTGAAAATGCTGGTCTTAAAAATGTAGAAAATTATTTTGTAGATCCTGATATTGGAAAACAAATGATGCCACCTCCTCAACCACCACCATTAACACCAATTGAAAAGATAGAATTTACTAGAATTGATGCTGAGAATAAGCGAAAACTTGCAGACTTAGAATTACAAGCTCAAGAATTACAACAAAAAACTCAAGAAATGCAATTAGACTTTGAGGCTAAAATAAAAGAAATGGCCTTGAAATATAATACGCAACTTGATACAGCAAAAATTAAAGCAGATGCAGACTTAGATAAAATGATGATGTCAAGTGATACTAAAATTATTGAACAGGCACAAAAATCTGCTAATATATTTAGCGATCAATTAAAAGGAATAAATGAAAGCGAAAGACCAGGCGGACAGGGCGGTGGAAATCA